TCTGAGGCATTGACCACAACATCTAAACTATCAGATGTGTGATTATAGTTAATCTGGCCTCTGGTTGCAGTATCTGCATCACCAAACAAAAGACCACTAATGCCAGTATTTGTTCCAGTAGCTAATAACTGTAGTCTTGGACTAGCAGATTGAACAACAAAAGGATAGGCTGGCGAATTCGTCCCAATGCCAGTAAAACCATCTGAACCTTGCACAAAGAGTGCATTTGCATTGTTGTCACTTTCAACACGGAAATCTATGTCTCTTGAGCCGTTATTAAGTACTGATTCAGTAGACAAAATACTAAACCTGTCTCCGACACTACCAGCCGCATAAGTCTTAATGACAAAGTTACTATCTTCTGATCCATCTGTCGCATCAGCAATTGTAGTCTCAAGTTCCACATACTGTTGGTTATTTCCAGCTACATCTTGCCCATAATACTGTATCGTGCCAATAATGTCACTTGCTGCACCAACAACATCTCTAGATAGTCTAAGTATTGGACCCTGAGAAGCATCTGTATCTGTAGAGACAAGATCTAAAGCAACAGAGTTATCACCTACAGTGATAGTAGATCCATCAGTAGCAGTAAAAGCACCTGTAATGTCTACACCTGTGCTGGCAGTGGTAAGTTTAGTTGCATTGTTGTGGTATAGCCGAACCTGAGCACCTGCTGTACCCTGTAAGTAGTTATTACCCGCAGCATCCTCTAAAATAAGATTAGATGCTTTAATATAAAGATTGCCTGTTCCTGCATCTGAAATTACACTATTACTGCCATCATGATAAATCTGTAAATCATCACCAGAACCCACCATAATCTTAAAGTTATCTGGGAAGTCTAGTGTGTCATTAGTTGCATCTAACTTAACGTCAGTACCACCAGTAAATCTAATACTTTGATCTGGATCAATTACCATTGCCTTATTTAGAGCACCACCTGATGCGGTAGTGTAAAATTCCATCCTAGAACCAGCTACAGTACTAGAATATGTGTCCGTAGCATCAATCGTAATACGAGCCTGAACACCTACAGACACACCACCAGCAGTAGAGTTAGTGTCAAAGTCAATTCGACCAATTACTTCATCAGCAATAATAGTATCTTCATTAGATTGTAATACAAACTCTGGAAAAGCATTATCGCCAGTACCCGTAGTTTTTAAAGTAAGCCCAAAGTTATGTATGTGCTCTAATTCAACATCACCATGAGCACCAAAAGTAATCTGTGAACCATCACTAGCTAAGATTAAATCATCAGATGCTTGTACGTCACCAGTTACAGAAATACCTGTGTCAAGAGTTTCTAGTTTAGTTGCACCATTATAGTACAACTGAACTTCTCCGTCCGTATCAACTAGAATACCGTTTGTGCCATCTGTACCTTCCAGAATAATAGTACTATCACTACGGATACGTAAAGAACCTGTACCCACATCATCAATATAGCTCTCACTTCCATCATGATAAATCTTTAAGTCAGTCCCGTTACCGAACATAGCTTTATCTGTGTCACCAAATTTTAAATCAGTTGAATCGATGATAATAATACCGTCACCATTGGCACGAAGATTTAAATCACCATTCGTGTTAGTAGAAGTAATTGTATTACCGTTGAGTGACAGGTTATCTACTGTAAGGACAGACAGACCATCAATAGTACCACCATCAATATCAACAGCGTCAAGATAGGCTGTACCATCTATATATAAGTTTTTAAACTCATTGGTAGTCTGAACACCAAGATCAATAGTATTGTTTGCTGCAGGACGCAACACAGTGGCTGTTACAACGACTTCTTGGTTTGGTCCTACCTTTTCAACGGGCGCACCTTCACCTGCAGTACCATCGTGTGTATGCCCTGAACTATTATCAAAGGCAGATTGCAGTGCGTCAAATTCACCGTCAAGATCTGAAGCGTTAATGATGTTACCGTCTGCAATGTTGTCTGCGGTATCGTTACGTGTGTAACCTGTTCCCATTTTTCTGTTCCTTATTGTCTGTCGTTAGTAGCAAATTCTAATGCTAAAGCATCCAGCGAAAACTCTGGATCTGTGCTGTCAAATACGTACTGTAATGAGACAGATCTTCCTGCGCCTACTATTTGATTGGTAAATACATTTACTAATTTACCGCCAAAGGTAGCTGTTCCAAATGATGCATCTCCATAAAAAGATGCTGTTGATGTTGCACCATTACTAAAGGTAACTGGTGTTGGTTCAATTGAATTAGGTTGGTCAAAGTCTAACTTCAATGCTGCTTGACCTGTTACTGATCCTCGTGGATCTACGTAAGTAGTCAGCTTATATAATGTCTTACGTATTCTTGGATCATTAATTACAAAGTGTGGAGTACTAAAGGTAGCCCTAATATTATCGCCATCAAAAGAACTACCTTGTTCCATTTGATATACTATGCCATCATTAAACGCAAAAGATACAAGCTCTTCAATGTTATCGTCATAGTAACTATCAACTACATAAGCTTTAATTCCACGTAGTCTTGCCCATGCCATTCCTTGAGCAGATTGATCAGCAAACTGTGTACCTAAGATACCACTAGCAGATGTTTTAGAGACACTGGGGGCATATCCAAAAACTCTATACTGACTTTTACCACGGATAACACAAGAAGCAAAACTTGTATTTCCAGAAGTAAAGCTAGTCATTACATCTTGAATTGGTTTAGATGCAGTAGATAATCCAAAGTCACCAATACGATCTGTAGCACTTAGTAACCTAAGACCATCAGGTGCCATAAACATTACATCTCCACCTATTTCTTGAATAGTGTCTTCACTGACACAACCAATGTCTAGTGTGATAGGTGCAAGCACAAAGTTTGCAATAGTGTCGCCAGTTAATCTAAATATTCTACGACGAGTAAAAATAATAAGCTGATCACGGTAAACAATAAGTCCTGTTAGATCTTCTCCAACATTAATTGTTCCTGCACCTGCAGCAGCAGTAAAGTCAGTATCTGTATAAGGCGCACTAAATACTATTAAATTATCTTTACCAAAAAATAATTGATTCTTAAAATTTACTACAAACTGTGCAGCAATTAAATCTGTAGGCGCTTCATTGAGTGTAGTAAACGTTGCACCATCATACTTAGCTGGGTAGTTAGCGCCATCTACAAACATGATAGTAGGTGTACCAGTAATATTGTAACGGCTATACCGTAGTTTATTATTGCTGCCTCTATCTGTGGCTAGAAAAGTAATAGCTGCATCATCTGCAGGGCTACTTGCTAAGTTAGGTGCGATAGATACAGTAGCACCGCCACTTGTAACTGTAGGTTCTGCTGTAACTGTGTAAACTTTAGCAACACCAGCAATAGTAAAAGTATCTCCAATATACGGCACACCCGTTAAACCATCTATAGCAACTGTACCACCTGTTTGACTTGCACCATTTACTAAAACAGTTCCATAACTAGGTACATTAATTTGTGACCATGCACCTGCTGTGTCGTTACTCCAAATAGCACCATCACGATAAGCAAATACTTCTGAATTAAAATAACCTACACCTTGAATTAAGTTAGTATTATTTACAAAAGTAATAGCTGCTTGATCTGCAGGTGTAGCTGCAAGAGCAGGTGTAATTGTAGCAGTAAGTGTTTTATTCGTGTCGTTATAGCCTGACGATCCAACTGCAATATTAGATATAGTATACTCTGTGGCATTTCCCGCTATAGTAAACTTATCGCCTACTGCAGCAGTAACAAAAATACTAGCCATGTTTAAGGTAGTACCAGATTGACTACCACCTTGTACTTTAGTTGCACCATAAGAAGGTACAGCAGTAGAGTTATACTTTGTGTAACCTTGTATACGTCTGTAGCCACCTTCAATAGATGGCTCAAAGTTACGTAGCTCTCTCGCAGATCCTACAGCATTAATACCTTGCTGCAGTGGACTGACATTAGTAATCAGACCCCCACGAAATTCTACTGGAAATGTCTGCCAAGCAGTGGGCATATTATAAAGCTCTCACTAATTTACTATTTGAAGTTATAACAGTGCTCCTTAAGTAGTCATACCTATTGATGTAAAGAGTTTTCATGTTCTTTATACCTTCAATATATTTTTGGTAAACTATAGTAGCATCTTGAGAATTACCCCTAAACAAGTAGGCATAGTACATAGCACCATCTACAATTACATGTCTAAACTGTTCAGGCACTGTAGGTACATCTGTTGCACTAATTAAGTCTACAGGTAATCTATAATACTCATAGACTAACTCATAAGCTTTATCGGGAGAAGGTACTACACCATACTCCTGACTCGGAGTTCTAAAAATACGATTAGGTAAAGTTCTAACAGTTTCGTCGGAATTATATTCAAGGTCAATAAACTTGTCAAGGTACTCTTCATAGGAAAGGGTAGTTAATCTCTGAGTACTATTATTAAAAGTAGTATTCCTTTTTATTCGGAAACTATCAAAGTCAATCGTTTTAGCGTCTGCAGGATAAGCATAACGTACTTCACCAGGAGTAAGAGTATCTTCTTGCTCTACGTGATTATAAGGCCATTCAAATTGTTCTTGGTTAATAAAACGAATTGAAGAGTTTACACTTTCTTTGGTAGCGGAATAAAAACCAATAGCAGATGCAAAGTTATCTGCAGTAAGTTCTACTTCGTTTAAACGTCTGTTGACATCATTTACTAAACCTAAATAATCATATGCCATTTAACGTTCCTTTACTCGTAGTTTAACTACACGTTCTGCCTGACTACCTGAACTATCTGTAATTCTACAATAGAATTTATACTCTACGTTATTAGTTCCAGATCCAATATTAATTGTAGCTACTGTATTAGTGTGGCTTTGCGATACGTTTTGTACACTGTTTACTGTAGCTCCACCTGCAATAGTTGTCTTTGTACCATCAGCAGCATCTACAGACCACTGTACACCTGTAATAGTAATACCGTTACCTAAGAACCTAGACCAGTCAATGCTGTAGTCTAGTTGCTCATCAGGGTCTTTATTAGGCCAACGAAAGCTCATGTTTAATCCTCAGTTGCATATACAGTTCTTTCTGCAGTAGTTGGGCGTCTTTCTACAAAAACTGTTCTGTTTTGTTCTGGTACTTTAGCAATTCTATCAGAGGAAGTAGATGATTTATAAACAAACACTATTCTGTTTTCTTGTGATACTCTTGCTGTTCTTTCTGCTGAAGTACTCATTATGCCGCCCTTGGTATAATAACAGTACGTCTTTTACTGTACAAGTTTTTTACTGCTTCAAAATTAAATACTACTGCAGTTGTTGTTACGTTGTTGTTGCTATTAGTAGCAGATATTCCTGTAACACCCGCTGTAGTGTGTAAGGTAAGAGATCCAACAGAACCTGTAAAAAAACCTGCAGTAGGTACTGGCTCTTTTATATTAGGTGAAATAATGCCTACGGTAAATAAAGAACTTACACTAGCTATACTGTGAGTATTACTAAACTCAAGGCTATTGTTTACTGCACCTGTAGCAACAACTGATGTAGGTACTTTTGCTAAATTAACTTGTACCGTGTTTATAGAAGTTGTACCAACTAAGCTTGCAGTAACACGTTCAGTGACATCTATCTCAAAGCCACCAGCACTTGGTGCTTCAATTGCTCCTGTAGCACTTACACCACTAATAGGAACTCTGTTAATAGACCTAATGTCTAACCCTGCAGCATTAACAGTAAAGGTTGCTTGTATTCCTGTAGGCTCTGCCTTTAGATTTACTTGAACTGTGTTTACTGTAAGTGTTGCTTCTACACCAGAGACAAACTCTTCTTTTACGTTAGGGGATACAACCCCCACACTACTTGTAGCTACTACACTCGCTGGAACATGTGATACGTTTACTAAGCCATATCTAGCTGAACCGTATCTACCTATGCCATAATTAGCAGATGTAGTAATAAAGGCCATGACTTACCTACTATGCAATACGAATAATTGCGTTAGATGCGTCAGCCGTTGGAAATTCAATTGTTAAGTCACCTGCAGTAGCAGAGACTGTACCACCAAAGTCAATCACACAGATTGCTTTATTACTTTGAGAAGAGTTATAAATAATACAACCATCGCAAGACGTTGTTACATTTGCAAAAACTTCATCAGTAAAATCTAAAAAGGCAGTAGTACCTGATGTAGCAATAGCTGCGCCATCTAAGTTCTGACCACCCGCTGAGTAATTTGTACCCGTAGCTTCATCAGAGTTACCTGTAACATCTGAATAATTTGTAGTAGCAGCACCATATGTACCTGATGGTGAAGCCTTAATAAGTGCAAGTTTTAACGTGTTAGTATCCAAATCATGGATACCACCAAGAAGTTCTGATTTAAAACTTGTGCACATTGCAGTCGTAATAGCCATGATCGGTCCCTTTTAAATACAAGTATAGGTGGGCCACACTAAGCAGCCCACCCAATAGTTTAGTTACGCAAGCGTATCACGGTCTACTTCCGCAGCAGCTTTAGTAGCACCCATTGGGGCATATACTACAAAGAACTGGAAAGAACCTGCTGATGGAGCATTTGAACCTGCAAGCAATGCAGTAATGGTCGTGTCA